TTTTTGACGGTTCGCTGATACCTCATGCGCCTATCACTCTGCGTTATTTGTGGCAACGAATCGGAACACATCCTGCAAATGCTCAATTCGTTTGAGCCGATCTTCGATGAGCTATCGCTCGTGCGAGCTATCGGCGGTCAAGAGCCGGACGACACCGTGGATAAGGCGCGTGCGTGGTGCGGCGAGAACGGCAAGGATTTCCTGTTCAGCGAATACATTAACACTCTGACCGCGCAGAAATGGCCGCACGTTGATTCGTTCTCGGACGCTCGCAATGCGGCGTTTGCTCAAGGCACAGGCGACTGGCTTTTGTGGGCTGACTGCGACGATCTGATCGAGGGGACGAGTATGTTCCGCGAATCGCTTAAAAGCGCCAAGGACGACGTTCTAATGGCACGCTGTCCTTACGATGTGAGAGGCTCAAACAAGAAGCTGCTCCGCGAGCGCGTAATCCGGCGATCAACCTTTGAGGCCGGACGCCGCTGGCATCACGACGTTCACGAGAACCTGCTTCTTCTGGCTAACGATAAGCACGAGGACTGGCAGCAGCCGGTTTGGATTCACTCGCCCAAAGTGATTAAGCGAGCGAACCGCAAGCGGAACTTGAAGATTCTGGGCAAGTCGGTCGCGGAATCGGCAACGCAATACTTTTACATTCACCAAGAACATTACTGCGACGGCAACCGACCGGCGGCAGAGCAGTTCGGCAAGATCGCGATCTCGTTCCCAAATCTGGAAAGCTCGTTCCGTTACGAGGTGCTACTTAATCTGGCGCGTATTTCCGGCATCAACCGCGAGGCGATGCAATACGCTTTGCAAGCGCACGGCGTCTTTCCTTGGTGTCGCGAGGCGATTGCGACGATGATCCTATTGCATTTTGAGAGGCAGGATGCCAAGCGTGCGTCTTACTGGGCTGAGACTATGCTCAAGCTCGATGTGCCAAGCGTCGCGGATCGACCGTGGACGCACGAGCGCAAATGGTATGACTGGGCTGGCTGGGATTTGGCAGCGCGTGCGGCGAGGCTTTCCGGCTTTACGACGCTCGCTGAGATACGCCAAATGCATTGCCATAAAACAGAGGAGCCAACGATCACGCTCCTGCACGCGACCAAGGACAACACCTCAAACGCGGTGGCTTGCCGTGACGCTTGGTTAAATGCCGCGACCGATCCGGCGCACGTTGAGCATATCTTTGCGATCAACTCGGACGACGAAACCAGCACGGTGATGGTCAAGCAATTCCAGCACGTTAATGTGAAAGGAACTCTCGACGACGCGCTCAATTCAGCCAGCAAGAAAGCGCGTGGGAATCTACTGATCGAGGTGCGGGATAACTACACGCCAGCGTTGCAATGGGATTCAAAACTTTTTGATTTGATCTCAGGTCGTGACCTCAATTCAACGCCGTTAAGGATCAAGATCAAGGAAGTCGATCAGCGCATAATTTCACGCGCACAGTATCGAGCGCAAGCCGAGGTATTCACCGCATCGGAGCCGGACTGCGAGGTCTTGGAGGCGGTGGAAAGGATCACGCTCATCCGATGAAAGCGATTGTGATTTGCACGACGCACGGCAAGTGCTTGCCGGTCATGCTGGCCTCAATCTCGGAATACGTTCCGCGTGATGTGGTGGTTTATATCGCTGGCTCAGACTTGAAGTTGCCGAATCACCAGACGATTAACCTGCCGAATGACGCACGCAATTTTGGCGATGCTTACAACGCGGCGGCAGCGATTGCGTTTGCACGCTTCGATGAAATCGTGATTGCAAATGACGACATTGTTTTAACTCCAACTACATGGAGGACACTTGCTTGCGATGTTTCTTTCATTAAAGAAAAGTTTGGCGATCACGGCATCGTTGCTTGTCGATCTGATTACGCAAGAGGCACGCAGAACATACGCTGCGGAATCGGTAAGATTAACTTTTTGAGATACGAATCGGAGGCTCAAATAATTGTCACGGATGTCATCGCGCCGATCTTCGCGCAGGTTACCCGCAGCGCGTGGGTAGATTTCCCGCCGATCAACTGGTTCTCGGACGACGTGCAATGCTTAGACATGAAACGGAATCACTATATTTCTCGCGCTTACGTTCATCACGTCGGGTCGCAGACTTGCGGCGATGATGTCAAAAAATGCTTGGACGATGCCGAGCCGTGGATCAAAGCGAATCGCCCAGAATTGCACGCTAAGTGGTTTCTTACAAACGGAGCAATGGTATGAGCAGCGTCCGAGACTTCGATCCCACCCAGCTTGCCGCAGACTATCTCGGCATCCTCGATCAAGCTGGCATCACGTTCACTTACCAAGGCAACACGGTGACCGGCATTTGGTCGTCGGCTCGCAATGCGTTTGATGACTTTGAAGATCAGCGTCGTGCGGATTCTAAGTTCACGATTTTCCTTACGACTAGCCAAATTGCAACGACTCCGGCGGTGTCGCAGACCTTGCTGCGTTCCGGCGTGACTTACTTTGTTGAGCGCGTGACGTTAGATGCCGAGGGGACTGGATGTGAAATTGACGTGTGCAAAAACATATGATCTCGGTTGCCTTTACTTCTTCAGACTTAGAATATAAACTGGCACGTTTAGCTGCGACGGTTCCAGTTGATCTAAGCAGAATTATAAAACAAGAGGGCGGTTACATGGCAAAAACCATGATGCTTATTATCCCACCGACGTTGGGAAAAGGTAAAAGCGATAACATTGATACAGGTCGTTCGCCTAGAAATGTTGGTATTAGCAAAGCAGCGCAGGAGCAAGGATTCAACGCGATCAAGGGCGACTTGTTTGGTGGTGTTAAAATGGCAAAGAGTAGTTCCATCGGTCTTTTTCAAACGATTGGTGAATCAAGTATAAGAGAGCCTCGTAATCATGGACATGAAACGTTGCGCGTTTATAAAGGAAATAATGAAAGCAGTAAGACTTTCAAAATAATGAATAAATTCTGGAGACCAGAAGCAAGCATTGATGATATGAGTAAGTTTAGGAAAAAATATAGAAATAAATACGGCAGGACTGGTCATGTATCGCAAAACACAATCGGTCGCTGGAAGGTTCAAGATCAAATGTGGGTTAATAAACAAAGCGCAGATTCTTATTTTGCTATCTTGAAAAGCAGAGTTGGTTGGAATAAATCTGGATTTGCGGCAGGTGCGATTGCTTGCGGCATCAGGGTTCCTGCATGGATACGAAAACACGCTTCATCGTCAGGAACAGAAACCCACAGCTTCGGTGCAAATCCATTTATAAGAGTAACGGCATTGAAAAATTCTATTCCTAACATTCAGCGTTACGTTGACAGCGCATTTAGAATCAGAAGTAACGTGACGCAAAAAAAGATTGACCGCATACTTTCAAACAAGGCAGTAAGCCTTGGATTTGGTAAAGTTACAGACCTCGGCAAATTTGAAGAAAACCCAGTATGAGCATCCGCACAGACATCCGCACCGCAACCGCTAACGCTTTGACCGGCGCAAGCGTGGTCGTAACCGCAAACATCCTCAAAGGACGGAACAACACGATTGCCAGCGTCAGCTTTCCCTCGGCTGCGGTCTATGCCGTGCAAGAGCAGATCGAGGTGCGATCACTAGCGCCATCGAATCGCGTGCAATATCGGCAGCTTTCCTTGATGGTCGATTACTTCACCGCAGAAAGCGGAACCTATCTGATCGACGACCTATTTGACACCGGCAGTGCGGCGGTCGAGGCGGCTGTTTTAGCCGACCCTACGCTCGGTGGCGTATGCTCCGACCTACATTTGACAACCGTAGAATATGTGATTGAGCCTGATGAGGATCGGCGCTGGGGCGTCGCTCGTCACACTTTTAACTGCATCTACTTAACCCAAGACTAATATGGCAAACCATCTAGGCCGCGAAGGGATCGTAAAGATTTCTAGCACCACCATCGGCGAGTTGAAAAATTACTCGCTTTCACATTCCTCTGACACCGTTGAGGATTCTATTATCGGCGACACCTACCGCACGCGAGTTGCGACCATGAAAATGTGGTCAGTCTCCGGCGAGATGTTCTGGGATGAGGCCGATGCCGGTCAGCTTCTAATGACCATTGGCAGCAGCGTGACGCTTAACCTCTACCCAGAGGGGGTAACGACTGGTGACGTGTATTACAGCGGCGCGGCTATCGTCACCAAGTTCGATGTCACCGCAAACTTCGATGGTCTGGTCGAGGCTTCGACCGCATTTGAGGGCAACGGTGTTCTGTCAACTCTTACGGCTTAATCTGAGGAATAAACAATGGACGCAATCGATCTAGTTCGGGAACACTTCACGTCGCTCGGCACTAAGTGCATCGACGTTCCAGAATGGAAAATGCAGATTTATTCAACTCCAGTAACGCTGGGCGAAAAGAATCGGCTATATCGCAAGTCAAAGGATAACGATATGGAGTTGCTGGTTGATGTTCTTATTGCCAAAGCGTGCAACGCTGAAGGCGTTAAATTGTTTACGATCGAGCATCGCATTACGTTCCTCAATAAAGCCGACAGCAATGTGATTGCACGCGTTTCAAATGCTATCCTCTCCGATGACGCTCCCAAAGTTGATGATCTAAAAAACTAATCGGCGGCGAGCAAGGAGCCGACCTTCTCGCCGTTTACGCAATCGCGGAACGACTCGGCAAGTTTGCTTATGAAGTTTTAGAAATGCCAGCTCAGGAATTATCCGGCTGGCTTGTTTATATTAACCACTTGAATCGACTCAAACAAAATGGCCGCTGAAGCAACATTCATTATTAGGGCAGTTGATTCTACAAAAGCAGCATTTGCTAGTGTTCAAAACTCTCTTGCTAGAACTTTTCAATCCGATGCTCCTGTTAAATTTGCTGCTAAATTTCTTGGGATACAACAAGCGGCAAGTTTAATTTCACGAGAAATTAGATCGGTGATCGAAAACATTGACTCAATTCCAAATGTTCCAGAAAAAACACTGCAAAGTTTTAATGAATTAAAATATAATTTAAGTAATACGAAGGCAGTTATTGATAGCGTTATCATTAAAGGATTGTCGTTATTTACTACTGTTGGCACTGGCATAGGGAAGTTTTTTGGGGGCTTGGTTTATGGACAGCAAGCGGTAATAGATTCAGAAAAGGCAGTTAATGCGGAAGCGCAGAGATTTGCTGCAATACCATTAGAGAAAAAACTTCTTGAAATTGCTGACGCCAAAGAAAGAATTGGGAAAAGCAATGTTGATTTGGTTCCAATGCTTCAGGACGAAATGCAAGCATTGACCAATTTTGCAAATACTGGAATCGTTGACCTTGGTAAATTAGACAGCGCAGCTTTGAAAAGTTTTGCCCTGAGCGTTGAATTGAATAAAGGCCAAAGCAAAACACTTAGAGATGAAGCACGCGTTAAAGCAGCCGGTATCGGAAATGCTTTATTGCAGACATCCATAGGCCTTGAAGAACAAATCAAAAAACTTCAAAATGATATTGCTGGAAAAAATGTTGAGTTTTTTAATAGAGATATTGATGCAAGGGGTCAGATAATACAATTAACGAAAGACTTGATCTTCTTAGAAAATAGCAAACCACCTTTAGTGGATGCGACTGATATTCTTGGCAGACAAAAAACTCTTGAATGGTTGCAAAAGGTTCAAGATGCCAACACCAAGATATTTTTATTGAGTGAAAAACAAAAAGAAACAGGCAGGGAAGCTGGTAAAATGATCGCATCTGGATTTGAAGATGCTGTTTTTTCAGGTAAAAAACTTAGCGAAATATTAAAAGCATTAACCCTTGATCTAGTAAGAATGGTATTTCAGAAGCAAGTTACTGAAAGGGCTGCAACTGGCATCGGTAAATTTATCAACACAGCTTTAGGGTTCAAGGCGATGGGTGGCCCAGTTACATCCGGCTCACCTTACGTTGTTGGCGAGAAAGGCCCAGAGCTATTCGTGCCAAACAGCAGCGGCTCAATCATTCCGAATAGCAAGATGGGCAGCGGTTCTAGCGGCGCTGGCGGAACAAACGTGAATGTGACCTACAACATCGCGTCCGGCGTTTCGCGTTCCGATCTTGCTCCGATCCTTGAGCAACAACGCAAGTTACTGAAATCGGAAATTCCTGACATGGTTCGTCGCGGCGGTGGTTATCGCGCAGCGTTTGCTTAATAAACATCATGGCAATTTCATACCCACTCACACCTCCGGCGGCGCTTGTTGCATCTAAGCTGATGATCACTGGCGTGAGTTCTACTCGCCGCAACATATCGCCTTACACTT